GTTGCCACTTCTTCAGCGGAAGCCTCGCGGATTCCCTGCCTAGTGAGCCACTTTTCGGCAGCCTCCTTAGTCACAACGTTATAGCCTGGTGACAATGTTCCTACACCCTGCCAACGAATATTCTTTTGTGAATGAACAAGCATCCCGTCTTCCTCATTGTCAACAACCTTTTCTGGAGCCTTTTCCTTCTTGGCTTCATTAAGTGCTCTGTCTGCTGAACGAGATCCAACAACGTTGTTGTCATCCATTCTTGTATTTGATGATCGTGATGGCTTTGGCTTACTTGGACCAGTAATTACCTCTTGTCCATCTTCAGTCTTTGTCTCTGCTTCTTGAAAAGCAGAAGTAGTGATTGCATCTACAGACTCTGCTACCTTGTCAGTAGTGGTCTTCTTTGGGGCTGCCTTCTTAGCAGTTGTCTTCTTTGAAGTTGTCTTCTTTGCTGTTGGCTTTACCTCTACAGCATCTTCATTAGTATTTTCAGACATTTATACACCTTTCCTTTAATGCAATTATATCAGAATATGCTGAAGGGAGGGAGTTTTCAAGACTCCCTCCCCTCAACGGGTAACGCTTTATTCACTCAATTATGAGGTGAATACGTTGTTATCTGCATAAGCAACTGCGTCAAGTTCTTCCCATGTGATACCGAAACGGACAAAGATGGTGTACTCAATTGTATCCTTCTTTGGCTTGTACTCACGGTTCACAGTGATATCGCGCTGGAAGCCCCAAACGCGGTTCTGTGGGAATGTAAGATCAGCATAGTCTGCTGGGTAGTAAGGAACTTCCTGAACATCAATGCCCAGAACGCGAGTGGTGCGAGCACCACCGAATGTCTGACCATTTCCGTCCAAGTAATCCTGACGATTTGCAGGAGTGCCTGCTGGAGTTCCAGCGAATGCCTCTGCGATAGCGTCAGCGAGTGTTCCGTTCTTCTCAACAATGCTTGCAAAAACGTCTGTGCCTGCGTAGAACTTGAGGCCAGACTTGATTGCGCGGTACTTGCGTGGGAGAGCGTAAACGATCTCCTGCATAACCTGTGGTGTCCATCCCTGTGTGAGATCAACAACGGCTTCGTGAGCATCGCTACCAACGGTAACCTGATTTACGAAACCATTCATGATTCCTAGGAATGGGTCAACACCTCCGTTGCCATTAATGGCTAGATCCTCAAGGTCGTTACCGAAAGCATTTGTCATTAGACGAACGAGATGGTCCTCAAGAGCGGAACCCTCAATGTTGTCCTCAAGTGCTTCAGTTGAAACCTCCCAGTCTAGACGGATCTTCTTGGTTGTTAGTTCAACCTTTGTGAATGTTGCACCAGCGTTGGTGTACTCGCCAAGAGCCTGTGAAGCAGCGCGAATAACACGCTCTCCAACATTAACCTTCTCAAGTTCCATGGTATTTGCACGCATGGTAACTCTACGGCCATCTTGGGCGAGAACTGTTGCGTCCCAAACATAGTCGATAAAACGACGGGCTTGTTCAGGATTTAGGATGCCTCCAGGAGTACCTGTTGGGTTTACAGCATTGGGGCCAGTTGTGACACCCATGTTAGCGTTATCGATATTGCCTACAACACCCGCTGCTGGATCTGTAACACCACCGATACCACCAGCGGCTACGGAACCTTGACCCTGGTATAGACCTGGGGCAGTGCCGCCGTACTCGCCAGACTCACCTGGCTGGTTCTTCAGAATTTCTTCTGCCATTTGACTTTCACCTCCATGTTTTCTTTCCTTTTATTAAAATAGGTCGGCATTTGTGAGGAAACGACCGCCCCAGGCAGATTTCTCTACCTTTACTGGTTCTTCCTGCAAGATCTCGCCAAGATCAGCAGACTTACGGAAAGCAGTATCCTTTTCAACTGCGTCTACGCGCTTTCCGAAACTTTCCTGTACTTCTTCCACCTTGCTATTGATTTCAGCAACGGCTCCGCCGAAAGCCTTGTTAATGCCTTCAATCTTGGCATCAAGAGCCTTTACTGTTTCAGCAAGAGTGGTGAGAGCAGAAGCGAGGGAATCGTTAATCTCGCTAACCATCTTTGTGGTTTCGTCAACAACTTCGGCCTCTTCTGACTTTTCAACTTCGTTTGCTGTGTCAGCCTTCATAGCCTCATCTTCCTTCTCTTCCTCGTCTTCATCGTCCATGTCTTCTGCCTTTGTTACCTCTGGCTCTTCAGACTTTTCGGCTTCCATTTCTTCTTCAGCCTTCATGTCATCGCCCTTGGCTACTTCAGCAGTTGTTGCATCAGTCTCTTCGACGGGAAGTGTGGTTGCCTCTGGCTCCACTGCTTCGCTCTTTTCAATCTCATCAACTACTACAATGTCTGAGTCCATCTTGCTAACCTCCTTTACCTCTGATTTACTAATCGCATTAACTTTTTCTAGTGAAGAAATATTTTTAATAACGCGACGATTCGTTGGTACTATTGTACCGTCATTTTGTGAATATACGCTTATAATCACAACTGGATCATCTGATTTAGCCAAAACTGGCTCTTCTTCAGATGAAAGCCTTGCTCCACCCTTAAGGATTACCTGTGATACACGACCATACTCATCGTCAAACTTAACAAAAGAATCTGCATCAATATCTTTTTGGATTACTGACTTCTTCATTCTTCCAAGCATTCCCTTGACCATTGATGCCTTGTCGTCATCATTGCTTTCAACAAATCCAATGTTGTCCATTGACTTTTCGCATTGTGGACATGATGTTGAGTCATCCTTAGACATTTGAACAATGTCGTCTTTTCTGCACCAGAAAACATTTTCAATTACTGCCTTGGACAAGAATCCAGTGCCCTCGCCTTTTTCTACACTAATAACGTTAGCAAATTGATTTGCAGGATTATCAACAAGAGATAGTTCGCTTAGGCTGTATTCCTTGATAACCTGATAAGCCTTGTTCATTTCTTCGTCATATACATCTTCTGAATCATGAATTTCCCCACCAATGGAAAATCCTGTAAGAGTTCCATCAAGAACCTTTTCCCAGGTATCCTGAGCACCCTTGCTTACATAGGCAGAAACGTAAATACCGTTATAAAACTTCTTTGAATCTTCATCAAAATACTTGTCTTCTTTGAAAGAAACTACCTTGCCAACAGCGATGGGCTGATGCATTTCGCGGATATTTCCACGAAAACCCTCAAAAGCCTTGCGTGATGCTTCCGCAGGAACTACGTCACCCTGCTTATCAAGATTATCAAGAGTCGCAAAGCCTGAAACAATTCTGCGCTCTTTGTCAACTTTGTTGATTGGCATGGAAAGACGAATGTTGTTCTTTTCCATGGACCAATGCGCCTTGTTAATGTCCATACTAATTCCTATTATACATTATTTTTATTTAATTGTTATGAAGTTTTTGGACCTTCGCCCTTGGGGTTTCTTCCAGAGATAGCACCTGGACCATCTGATTGTTCATTTGATCTTTCAGAGTCTCTTTCTCTATTACCTCGCACATCAGAGCGAGCGTCTGCTGCCTGTCGTGCAGATAATTCAAGTGGTGCATCTCCACCTTCTCTTTGTGGCTTTCCAAGTGCCTCACGGATTTCGTTTGGCGTAAGTGCCTGAATCTTTGCATAACGCTCATAAATCTGAGATTGTGCGATTTCGTCTGTTAGGTTAGCCTCATTAAATACAAGTTTAACAACATCGGTCTTTTCTTTAACAATCTTATTTATAGCCTTTGCAACATACTCTTGCAGTGGCTTAGATACCTGATCGCGGAATGTTCTATCTTGTGACATTGCTCCTGCTGATGATGCATCTCCAGATCCTAGTTTGGACAAAGGAACCTGATGCGCCATAAGAACGTCGTCCCTGTTTTGCTTACGATATTGTGAGAATGATGCTTCTTGAACATTGTTTTCTACAGGATGCATTTCAAATTCAATCTTATTGCCATCACTATCTCCAGGAAGTGGGATGTATAGAGTTCTATGGCTCTGCCCCTTTAGTCCTGTCTGGAAGAATCTAAATAACTTATCTTCTGCTTCGCTAGAAAGTTTTGCACCCTTTACGGTAATGATATATCGTGGAACAGCCTTGTTCTCAAAATAGTCAATATTATATTGTGCCGCCATCTGATCGCCACGCAGGGAAGTCATGGCAGCCATAACGTCTGGGATTCCATAAAAAGTATTGAGTGGTGAGTATTCCTTAAGATGAATGATCTCGTTTGGTCGTGGGTCTGTGGTTACAGGATTTGGATTGTTTGCTTGGAAATTACGGAAGTATACAATTGTTCCAGCGATAATTTGTAGATATCCATCCCTCAGGCGGCGTACTCGCATAGTTGTTGCTGGAATATGTCCAATGTATCCAATTTCTCCAGATACTGTTCTGCCAATTTCAATGTATCCATTTCCAGTTGCCTGCATATCTGTGACAACCTTCTCTAAAGTCTTTGTCAGGCTTTCGTCATCGTTGCAATCTTCTAGCCACGCCATCATTTGCATTTTTAGTGATTCAATTCTCTTCTTAGCCTTCTCTTTAGCAGAGTCATTTGTCATTGTCTCTAACTTGCCCATCGTGTCGTGAGTCATCTCAAATCTGTGACCCATGCCAACTGAGTTTGCTACCTTGGCATCAATGGCTGCGTGATTGGCAAAAGATGTGTCGTAGTATGAAGAAAGTTCGTAAAGGTTGTAGGGTGGGGTGATAACGTCAAAGATTCCATAGCCATTACGATAAACCATTCCTGGATTAATAGCCTTTGACTCAACATCTCTGTCAGCATTCTGCCCTACCGCCCTGGCATCGCTAAGATACCTTGTGCTAATCTGTCCATCTGCTTGACGAGGAACATTGTTAACAGTTGTATTATACTTTTCAACCTTTCTTGCAGTTCTACGCTTAAAGTTTTTGTCTAGCCCATTAAGAGAAGAAAGGTCTTCCCAGGACTTAGCAAATGGATCTAGGTTGGCAAATTCATTTTCAATAATTTGATCTGCCATCTTAGCATCAATAAAAAACTGCTCTTCCATTAATCAGCATCTCCATACATTTCAAGTGACTTCTTTGCCGCTGCAACAGCACCGATATCATTTAGAGATGGGATCAAGCCTTCATCAAGTCTGTCAAGTTGTTCCTGATATTCCTCATCTGTTGCACGATTTATACCAGCATAGAACCATGGCTCACCCTCTGAATAGCCATAGTGTGCTGCGGCTTGCTTAAGTTTAGCAATTTGACCAATATCGTTCTTTACGGAAGGAATGTTCAACATTCTTCCTTCGCCGTCCTTTAAAAGGTGGCCATCTGGCAATCTCCAGAAGTACAGACCCCATTCAAAACCAAAATGCTTACGCTGTGCCTGCCCAGTGTCTACAACACTGACCTTGCTCTTTCCAAGTGTGGGTCTTTTTCTATTGCTCATGAACACTATTGTACCAGATTATGCTGGTTTTGCGGTAATTGATGACCAAGTAACGCCCGTATATAGCGATGAATCTGTCTTATTGAAACGTATTCCAAAGTTATCGTCAACAACGCTCCTATTTGTTCCAACATATGACTGATAAATGTTCGCTGGTGTGTCAAAGAATGATGTTGATTGTCCCAAAACATAAACATCTCTCCAGGCTTCTACCGCTGTGTCCCAATATGACCATAGCCTGGTAACGCTTTCATAGTTCAGAACATTTTCCCAAGTTCTAATATTAATGTCTGTCTTAACACCAAGACCTTCTGACAGATAGTATGAAATATTATTTAGCAGTACCCCGCCAAACACATCTATACTTCCGTTAGAAAACTCGCTAAAGTCTAACTGATTTGGGAAAGATATTCCAATCATGTTCCACTCAAAATCATTAATGGTTGGTGATGGGACATATCTTCCATTTTGATAAAACTCAATATCTGATGCCCTAGTTAAAGACACACCATCATTATAATAGGCACGAATAAAAATTCCAGTGTCCTCTTTTTCAGAAAGTATAGATATCTTTCCATCCTTATGATTAATATCCATTAACTTGTATTGCCCATTTGTGTCTCCAACTGAGGAGAGCATGAAGAACTGAACTGCTCCAACAAAGAATTCATAAGAAGCATTCTGGTTTACTGGTAGTGAAATCATATATTCTTTTGATGGGTTAGCAGTAGACCCATCTGTCTTATTTATCAATCTTATGCCTGATTTTTTTGTGGTATACAGATATGGCGTTCCAGTTTTATAAATTGCAATGGGGTTTTTGCTCTTGTAGTCAATGTTTCCAGAATCTATAATTTGTGGATAAACAATGTTTCCAAACTTTGTTCCGATATAGTTTCTTTGTGCTGGGTCTGAAGTGGCAGAAACGTAGTTAAGATTCTTTGCAGTAATACCCATGTTTCTAATCTTGAGAGGGTTCTTTAAAATTGCCCTTTGATTTAATTCAAGGTGAACAACCATTGCGTAGTCTTCAAAGTCGTTTGTCTTTGGTGGATAAACTATTGTATTGTCAGTAAAAGCAAACTTTGTATCATAAACTTTTTCTGGCAATTGCGGAATGTTTTCTTCATCTGCATAAATAACCTGATCTGATGCAAGACCTTTTGTGTATGTAAAACTTGACAAAGGGCTGTTTGCTCCGCTAGCAAGAGTTTGGAAGGTTATGTAGGATTGCAAAGATGAATTTGAAACGTTTACCGTATCTCCAGTGGTGTTGTTCTTAAACAAGTTAAAGTAGTTAGAGTAAATAGAAGATTGCAAATCTGCATATGTTTGTCCTACATATGCATCCTTAAGTTCTACATACTGCCAAACACCCTCAGACGACACATAAGAGTATCCAAGGTTTATTTGTATCATGTCCAGGTCATATACAGAGTCTCCGTTTTCGTCTTTAACATACCCAGCAAAGTATGACAGTGGGTAGTATTCTTCCCACTCTGAAGATATGGAAATATCAAGGAATAGTTTTTCGTACTCATACTCTGGCAAAAGCGTGTAACTTGCTATGTGATCAGTAATAATCTCATAGTTTTCTGAAATAGCAATTCCATTGTCAGCAAAATTGCTTGATATTTTTTCATGATTGTTTTGATCACAAAAGCCAACTGAGTATATTTTTCCTTCAAAAGTATTTATTCCGTTTCCGCCTACATATAACTGGATTGATGATGGTGATGAAAAGAATCTAGAGATTTCATATCCGAATACCGCTCCAGCAGACTCAAAGTTTATTCCGACAAAAGCCTCTATTCCTATGGTTATAACTTCTTCATGTATTAACCTATCGTTTATATAATAAAGGACTGAATCGCTATTTACAACAATATTAAAACTGTCTCCATTGGTAATATTCACAAAACTCATTAAGGTTCTATCGCTAGCAATATCTTCCTCTGTTTCAAAAATTCCATAAACAGAGGATACTGAATTGTTTAGAACATTGAGTGAGGGAAAGTTTAGATATGACTGATCTACATAATTAATGCCGTCATAATCCCAGGAGAGTGGATCTCCATTTGAGTCATAGGTTACGTTTGGCCTAAACGTTATAAAGTTTGGATGATTACCTGACGGATATTCTAATGTATTGACCATGTAGTTATCTCTGTACCACTCATTTACATCTCTGCCACCGATATTTATTAGTGGCAGTCTGTAATCTGGGACAGACAGAAAATCTCTGTTTGCATCAAAGTTATTAAAGTATCCAGCATCCCATCTATAAATGTCTGGATATGTTACGCTTGGGCCATACTGTGAGTTAGAGAAATCT